GTAGGCATACTTTTTATCGCCGGTGATATTTGCACCTTTAATTTCATATGCCTTAGATCCAATGTGCATGTCCACACCAGCTGATGTACCACCACCTAGTCTTGCACTATCGATAATAAAATACAATAATGCTTCGCCCGGCCCAACACCCTTTGGTTGAAAATCATAAAGGTCATTAAAGCCTTGACGGTTAATAGATTTGAGCTCGTTAATGATGTTGTTTGCTTTTGTAACATCCATCGTGTTGACTGTTTTACTTAGATCAAATCCTTTAAATACATACGTTGAGTACAAATGCTGAATCTCAGCCTTGTACTTTAGACTACCCATGTCCTCACCTCTTAAATTAAAAGATGTGACACGTGTAGCACGCTGTATAAAATCAGCATCTAGGTCTGATACTCTTGCGTCTGTCATAGCAGCTCCGACAAATTAATTCGTAACAAATCTATTTATCATGCAGCAAATTGGAACCACTCCGGAACAGGACGTTTTGACCAGACCATGTTGAATCGATGCTGCTTAGTTTGGTAGAACTTACGATACGAACCAATGACATCACTATGATCAATACACTCGGGATTAGCACCCATGGCAAGTGGCATAGGTGTAATCTCTTCAGAAGGATTGATGTTGTGAGGTAATTCACATAACCAACCGTCAAGCGAATCAGTCTTGTGTGGTTTACCGTAACGATAGCCGTACTCGATGCCAAGATACAGAAAAAACTGATATGCATACTTGTAATTGCCAGCCGTTTCCATTGCCCATACAGTACAAGGATGTTTCATATGTGCAGCCTTGTACAGTACATCTTCACGATGATCAGGTAAGCGCCAATGTTTCTTCATTCGCGGCTCGCCTGATTTGAGATAGACTTGATTGCCTTTCTTATCGAGAGCTGGCACATATGTCAGCTCACCATCGAGAAGACGATGAACAGTACAAAGCATCTGTGCTTCTTCAACATACATCTTAGGTACGTGCTTATCACAGTGTGATTGTGCACATGCTTGAGGTGTATTTTCAATAATAAATCTATTCATATTCAGGTCCACCATAATATCTAAGAGCTAATCTAAATGCATATAAATGCCGTTCGATTTCAATTATATCATGTTTTTGATTGGTTGAAAATATGGATATGCCTCCACCTTCTCTACGATGTTTTAGATCAGCTTCGAGATCGGCGATTGTCTGCTTTAAATTTTCTACGATCAGAAGATCAGCAAAATCAGAATTAATGTCAATTTCAACCTTCATTTTCTAAGTCCCAAATACAAATATTAGAATTGGTCCGTTTCTGTTGATCCTGCCATTGCAGCAGTGGAAGTGGAACCACACGCTTGAGTAATTGCATCAAAGTAACTAACTCCGACTTCTCGTTGGTGTCTTGTGCTTGTGTATCCATAACGTTCACTATCAAATTCAGCTTCTTGCAGCTGTGAGTAAGCTAGCATACCTTCATCTTTATACCGCCTAGCAAAATCAAATATCGCGTGATTTGTCTGATGAAAACCAGCCAATGTAATAAATTGAAATTTAAATCCAAGATCTGCCAATCCACGTTGGAAGTCAGCCAGTTCTTGATCACCGGGTATAGAAGATCTCCAATTGAATGATGGCGAACAATTGTATGCCAACATCTGATCTGGAAATGCACCGCGTACACCATCTGCGAATCGCTTTGCTTCTTTCAAACATGGCTTTGAAGTCTCGCACCAAATAAGATCAGCATACTCAGCATATACTTGACCACGATCGATACACAGATCCATACCACCTTCGATTTGATAGAAGCCTTCTGAAGTGCGCATCTTCATCGATGCACTACCTTGGCCGGCTGCTCGCTTGATATACTTTTTGTCTACATCACTTACATCAGATGAAAGTAACTTAGCAGACTCGGCATCAGTTCGTGCGATAACCACTGTATCAGTACCACAAACATCACTAGCGAGACGGGCAGCAGTAAGATTACGCACAGCTTGAGATACAGGGATAAGAACTTTTCCTCCCAAGTGACCGCACTTCTTTTCAGATGCGAGTTGATCTTCAAAGTGGACAGCAGCTGCGCCGGCCTCAATAAGATTTCTTGCCAATTCATAACTATTTAAAACTCCTCCAAATCCCGCTTCGGCATCTGCGATAATTGGTGCATATACGAAGCCTTCTCCGGATTCAAGATATTCGATTTGATCTTGTCTCCGAAATGCATTATTAATATTGCGTACCACATTAGGCACAGAATTAACTGAGTAGAGTGACTGGTCTGGATAAACCTCATCAGCACTGTTAGCGGCGGCTGCCACTTGCCATCCTGATACATAAATGGCTTTAAGACCTGCTTTGACATGTTGAACGGCTTGCTGTCCATTGTAAGCTCCAAACGTGTTGATATAATCGTTATCGTTTAACAACCTTCTTAGTTCAGCTGCTTGCTCGCGAGCAAACGTGTAATCGTGTACACGGCTACCCTGTAGACTGCGAACAGTCTCAGGCGTGTAAGTCCTTTTATTGCCCATAATCTATTCCGTAGCTTCTTCTTCGTCTACGGTCTCCTCAACTTGAATGACTTTTGAATTTTCTTTGAGGTCTGCAACGAGACCTGCGACTTGATTATAAGGCATTGATCCTAGCAAATCCAAAACTCGATTCATTGCGTCGATCTCAACCTGTACAATTGTTTTCATTTAATTCTCCCATAATAAAATGCGAATGCGCTCTAGATAATTACCACCAACCTCATCGATGGTAGTTGATATATCATACAGCACTTTTACGAGTAAGTAAACCATATCCCAAATGAATGCAAGTGGGACAAACACACATAAAAATAAGGCGCGCTTGAACCACAACATTATAGTTTCCTCTCGAGCTTTCGTAAAAACTTGTCAACATTACGTTGAATTTTACGATCAACAGTATAGCGTGTGTTAACTGACGCCTTACGAACATTGCGATCGATAACATTACACCAAGGACCAGTGAGTGGATCACGATAGTTACATGGCTTACGATCAGCTTTCTTCGCTTGAGACTCAAGATGTTGAGCTACAGTCGGCTGCTGTGTCTGCTGTGTAGTTTGTGGATTGGCATTTGCTTCGAAGGCGAATGCCGTGAGTACCGCTGCTATTACTAATTTCTTCATATCAATTTCCTCCAAAAGTATTTATGCTACAGAAATCGCTTCGAAACCGAAGTCTGCGCAAATGTAATATTCATGATCACCGGTGTGACACTCGATGATGTCGCCAACACTCATTGAGTGCATAGGCATGAAACGACGAAGCTTTTGATTGAGCTCGTCACGAATAGCCTCATCGGTTACGAAGCCGAGGCGGTTGCTGATGTCAAACACTTCTTCCATATCGTTAGCTTCAACACGAGCAACAGGATTGAAGAATTGAAAGTCTTCAGGCTGAAAGCGATCTGAGTTGAAAGACAAACGATAGAACGCGTCAAGATTTGTATCTGGAAGGTCGCGATCTAGCTGGTGGATAGTGAATGTTGCCATAGTTTTTTACCTGTTTTCTTTGATTTGATGGATCTATTATACTACACTGAGTGTAGATGTACATCTCTAAGTTATTGATTTATAAAGACTTTCTGAGCACTTGCAAGTCGTTGATTTGTAAAGACTTTTTCAATAACTTTTTTCACTTTTTCTTAGACTTTTTTGTTATAAGCATATAACAACCGCGACTATGCCGCGGCCTGCTCTTTAGTTTCAACAACCTCAGCCATCTTCGCGATCTTAGCGATCAGTGCTGAGCGACGAATACGTGTGAATCGACGGAACTTGCCACGCTCAGAGAATGCAACGATTGAGCCAGTGAACTGAGCATGGAAAACTTCGTTAACATCTTCACCACGTCGACGAATATTGACATGATCGTGATCGTTTTTCTTAGCATTCTCAAACAAAGTCTGAACGATTTGCTTTGCTCGTTGAGTACCGATTGTGGTGTCAGCGTTGATCTTAGCTTGAGCTGCAGCTTCAGCCTGACGATCAGCTTCGAGGCGTGCTTCCATCTGTGCACGATATTCAGCGATGATAACATCTTTGTTAGCGCGAAGTTCTTCGACCAACATCACAGCTTCGTGCAATAGAGTCATCATAGCTTCAGCAGTTTCGACACAGTCAAGACCGTTGGTGCCACCAGATGAGTTAGTGAGATCAAGCTCGAGAGTATCTTCGAAGCCTAGGCTGCGGTCTGAAGTGTCGATAGCCTTGTAGCCGATACGAGCACTAACTCGAACAGGTGCTGACCAGAAGTACTTTTCGTTTGCGAACTCAAAAACATTGTAACCACCAGCTGCGATTTCTGAGACCATTTCTGCGTTGAAAGTTGGATTTGACATGTGTTTTTTCCTGTGTTTTTCCATTTGACAAGAAGAATTATATCAAGTGGTTGCAGGAAAGTACAACTCTAAGTTATTGATTTCATTAGAGTTTTTAAAGAGTTGCAAGTCTATGATTTATAAAGACTTTTATTTAAACTTTTTTATGTAAATAATTACATTTTAGTATATTTTTTCCCACTGACTAATGTTGCCAGTGTAATCAGAATATGCTGCATAAAAGTTTAGATTGCATGCTGCGGTGATACGTACACCATCAGAATCAATAGGTGATACCGAATGTTCTAACCAGCCGGGAAAGAGGACGATCGTGCCGTCTTCTGGCTTGTGTTCGTATACTTTAGACTCATCATCCATGTAGAAGAATGTGCTGGCTAGCTGTGTATTCTCTACGTAGAGCACTGATGTGAGACTGGTAGGATGGTTGTGTCGTTCGTTAATACTTGTTTTGTCTGACCAATTAAGCCACCACGAAGACTCCTGATTCTGTGGATGACTTGACATGAGTAGTTGACCTTTACTCCATGCATCCTGAAAATCACAGAAGCCAAACTCAGCTAAGAAGTGAGATGCGAGTGCAGTAATATAATGCAAGGAAAAGCCATCATTCAGACGATGCTTTGGAATAGATGCTTGGCCAAGATTCTGACCAACATTAAGATGATACTTTAGTTTGCCTAAGTCAGGATGAAACATCTGCTTTTCGAGTCTGCGTGCCTCATCAATAAATTCCTGATGCACAACAGGATGCAGCTTTCCTTTTAGTATTGGAAAGCCATCAATCCATTCGTATTCTGAGAAAAGCTGTCGAATAGATCCTTCAACAGTCGGTATCATTTTAAGTTGCATTATGTTCCTCGTCATGGATATAAAGTTGAAACAATGCATAGTGCATTACTTTAATGAGGTCCTTACGCCACTCGTCAGGCGTATCGCCTTTCTCACCATATCTGTCTTTGTACTTTTGTAGATTACCCATGCAGAAACCTGTACCATGACCATCACGAATGATCGATTCCAATGTTTGCTTACCATTCTTGGAATAGTGTTGATCATATGTCGAGTCAATGTATGCCATGAACTCACTGAGTAATTCATTCTCTCTAAATTTGTATTCAATCATTTGCGATACCCACTATATTATATAAATTTTCTGGATCGTCATAACATCTTTGTATGTCATCGACTGCAGGATACGAGTTACCACTCACAGAGATTCTTGCTTTATCACTGTTGTTTTTGTAAGTGAAGTGTGGTATCCAATCTGGAAATACGACTAGCATACCAGTCTCTGGTGTGATATCTCGATGCACTGACTTCTTACCAACATTCAAAACAAATCCAAGATCACCTGAATTTTCTGGCACGTCGACATAATATACCCATGATAGCTGTGTGATTGGCAGCTCTCGATTGGTATGAGTATGCATCATTGTCTGCTCACGTGGTTCAATGATATGCGACCACTTTGTCCATGTAATAAACTTCGAATGCACATTCTCTTGTATGTAATGATCGATGAGATCTACTAATGCTTCACACTCAGGTGTGTCTGGATAATCGCTGTCTTCATTGAATGTGTGTTTCTCATCAGTGTATTGCTTCTTATCTTTGAGCGCATAAATCTGTTCAGCCAACACCTTATTGTCGACATCAGGTATCATTGTTGTGAGTGTACTACACAGGAAAATTGGTTCTAGCATTATACGGTCTTACCTCAATAATAGTCTTCTTAATAATGTCTTCGAAAGCATCACCTGTCTTCACAATCAGTCTGTCTGATGCATCATTGTTATACTTAGGCACTATTTCGCCAACACAACTTAGCTGCTGTCCTGACTTCCAGTGCTTATAGATTACTTCTACTATTTCCACGAGTCAAATACGTCCTTATTAAATTTCTCTGCTTTTAAACCTCGACCGAAGTCTGTGTTATCCATGACTGGTTTGTCATCAATGTCTTTGCCAACATTATCTTGAGCACCTTGTTCAACATCATAGATTTTCATACGAGCTCGATCAACACCGACTACGAATCGACGGTGCATACCGGGATCATTGTAACGGTTTTTGAGCTGTTTGATGAGGAGTTGGTTGAGTGATTCAAGTTCTTCCGAAGAGATCGCGGCAAACATAAAGTCTGCAGTAGCGGGCAATCCGAAGGATTCACTGGTGTCTTCGAGACCCACATCCGACGACGAGAAGCCTGTTCGATTTGTCTGCGTTGCCGTAAAAATCGGTAAGTTGTATTCAACTGCGAGTCCTCTCAATTCTTCTGCTATCGCCTTCACAAGCGTGTAGCTGTTTACATTAGCACCACCTTTAATACGAGATGATGTACACAGATTCAGATAATCGATATAGATAATATCAGGGGTAAACTTTTTCTTCAACTTCAATTCATTTAAGAGGTGCCTAAAGTGGCCAGATCCAACCGACGCAGTCGGATATTCTTTGACGATAAGTTTACCAGTCGTCTTATTACTTATACGTTGTATTTTAGTCTCATAGGTCTCGCGTGGGTATGTCTCGAGATCATTCAATGGTACTGACATCAAGTTAGCATCGATACGTTCAGAGATACGTTCTTCGGCCATCTCTAAAGTAATGTACAACACATTCTTACCAGCCATCATATTAGCAGCGGCGAAGTGACACATCAACAATGTTTTACCAACACCGGTGCCAGCTAAGATGACGTTTAATGTTTTACGAGGTATGCCACCACGAGTGATACGATTGAGATAGTCGATATCAAATGGAATGCGTTCTACCGTTTTATGATAGAAGTCGTATCGATCATTGTAATCTTCGAGAAAGTCATGACCGATATTGGTATCGAACGAGACACCAAGAGCATCAGCAAGTAGATTAGGTAATGCACCTTTATCTTGATCAGACTTACCATCAATAATCTGAATCGATTCCATGATGGCGTTGTAGATTGCTTTATCTTGACAATATTTCTCGGTATTCTCAATCAACCAATCATAGTCAGTTTCAACTTTATCTTGCGATATGTTGATAAGAAACTCGAGAGTGTCTCGATATAGTCCATCTGCAATTTGTAGTTCATCAAGTTCAATCTTGAGTGCAGAAGCTGGTGCACACTTGTTATACTTTGCGAAGTACTCGGCAATCAATTTATAAACAATTCGATACTCCTGTTGAGGGAAGTATTCTTCTTTTATAAATGGAAGTGTTGCTCGAATATAGCCTTCGTTAGACAGCAAGTTTGCAAATATAATTCTTTCAATTGAAGCATCACTAGTCATCATCATCTCCGCCTTTGATCAACCACCATATTACACTGATTGGCAGAAAAAGTACAAGCAATGCTATTGTAGATTCATCAAGCACTTAGGAAATCCTCTACTTCGTCATCTTTAATAATCGAATCGTGTGCTACTGAATATGTATTCTTTACGTACTCTGAGAAGTTTGATTGAGTAAGAATAGGCATCCAAAAATCTGATGAGTCAGTATCATTGAGTCTGAACTTTTTGTCTTCGACTTCACCTGTTTCTGCATTTACCCTCGCGTACCAGCCATTACTTGGTTTGACGACGAATCCACCTTGGAGGGCCATCTCAAGGAGTCCACTCCACCTAGAAAGACCACCGTTGTGAGTAACAGTAACAGGTATCTTAGATTTCTCTCGAACATGTCGTGATTTCTCCACGTTAATAATAAAGTTGTAACCAACCACATCCTTGCCTTGCTTTTCTTGCTGACGACCGATGATGTAGATATTGTCAGCTGAGTAGTAAGAACCTGTACCACCACCAACAATGTCTTTCGGAAAGAGACTCATCTCTTTGTATGTGTGATTGACTACAACCATAGGAATGTCTTTGAGTGTAAGATGTGGTGTGACCATACGGAACAATGACTTGATCTGTTTAGCGCGTGACATATCAGCCACAGCTTTCTCGTTCAATGCATCCTCAACTTCTTTCTTCGAAGCCAAGTTACCGATGGAATCAACAATAATAATCACTTTATCGCCACGATCAACTTGATCAAGCTGCTTCATAATATCGAATTTTAGTTGTTCGACATCAGTAATAGGAGTATGTAGAACACGATCAGAGTCAATACCGAAGGAATCAAAATAGGATTGAGGAGTACCAAACTCCGAATCATAGAATAAAAGCGCTGCATCATTATATTTGTCCATGTATGCTTTAGCCATGAGTAGACTAAATGCCGTTTTAAAGTGTTTAGAAGGGCCGGCCCACATTGTTAAGCCGGGTGTAAGACCGCCATCAAGTCGTCCACTTAATGCAACGTTGATGACAGGAATAGATGTTGGAATCATGTCTTTTTGTGTAAAGAACTTTGATTCAGTGAGGATAGCTGTATCCTTGATTGTTGAATTTTTCTTTAGTTTTGCCAATACAGACATTAAGTCTCTCCATTATTTAATGTTCGTTTCCATACAGTATTTAGATGTATGTGTTTGATTAATTTGTACTCAAGTTGTTGTAGTATGTCGAATGCATTTTTGCCTTCAACAATAATAATAGGATTATTTTCTTCGATGATACGTAAAGCACCTTCGATGGCCAATGCTTCGTGTCCTTCGACATCGAGTTGCAGAATACTGATAGGTTCGTCTGGTATAACATCATCGAGTCTAACCTGTTTGACTCTTTCAGTTTTGTCTGAAGCAAATGATACGACTTTACTAATGCCGCCGGCAGATCTACCATGAGATGTGACTTCTAAGTTGACCATCGTTTCATCATTGCCTAACGCATAGTGATGAAGGTCCACATTCCAACAATCATTCATGTCACATGTCGCTCTAGCATGCTCATAATTTTCTGTGTTAGGTTCGAATGCATAGACTGTGTTTTGACAGTGCCGTGAAAGGGCAGGTAAGAAGTCACCAAAATATGTGCCGGCATGTATGATACTACCATCACCACAATTTTCGATCATATAAGAGATTGTATCAGGCTCGTATACTTTACCGGCAAGTATTTGCTGCGCGCAAACACGCCAAGAAGAACTCTCAGGTACCGAATACGAACCATATTTATTTTTACCAATCATCTGCATATTCTACAGCATAATGATGATTTTGTACACTAGTCTTCGAGCCACTTCTTAGACAGATCGATCTTACCTGTCTTATACCATTCTTCTTCTCGAGATGTAAGGGCATCGTATTCTACTTGACGTGCTTCTCTCTCGTACGGGTGATGCCAATATCCTTTTAGCAGATATTTTCCAATGTAACTCAGATAAAATTTCCAGACACCCATGCGTTCAATTTGATAGCAATGTTCTAGTTCATGTCGAAAGAGACGTTTACTGAGAACACGACCTTTTATAATAACGAAAGGATAGATGACCATGCCACCTGCCCAGAACAACCACTTTTGATTTGTTACCACAGTAAACTTCATAAGTTTGCTCCTACGTTTCCTACCACAGCTTTCATTTTTTCTTGATACGAATTCTTATATGATTCAGACGGTTGTTTTCTGTACCAATCAAACCATTTCTGTTCATCTACATGCTGAGCATGGAGCTTGACAAGACCGAGTGTCTCCCAACTAAAACAGTCGTATGGCAAACACAGTGCTTGATACCATCCTGTTTCAGCGATACACATTTTCTTCTCTTGGTATAAGTAGTTGATATAGTTAACGTCAATCTGATCTGCTCTATGAATAATCATAAAGTCATGTAGATCTTCGGTCGGATGATACTTTAACTCGAATCTGCCCGGATACATATTCGTCATACCCCAGTAATTAAGGTAGTTGAATCCTATAGGCATCTTAGTATCATAACAAAGATCTAGGAGTGTGGACATGTTGTCTCTGAGTCCACGCATTGCAACAGTATCGTATCGTACTCTTACAATCAAATCGTATTTTCTGCGATCAATCAAATGATCGACAGCCCATGCATGTGCAAGTGTTTGTTTGTGTTGATGTCTCATCATCCTAAAATTACGTGCTGGGTTGATGAGATCGTCTTTTACTTGCTCAACAGTTTTCTTACCGGAGTTAGTAATAATGCGAGGTAGTTTGCTGATGTCCCAGTTATATTCTTCTTCCATTTTCCTATATGCTCGAATATATTCACGAACAGATAAGAGATCGTATTGAAAGTTTTGCTCTGGTTCATCGAAATAATGATTGATGAGTGCACTACGAGGTGGATGTTTAAGACGTGTTTTCCATCCATCAGTTTTATTATCCCACTCACTCTGACCATACTTTCGTTTCCATGTTGTATAGAAAAAGTCAGTGTATTCAGGATCGAAACATTGTGTTATTTGTTCAGCATACTTTTCAAATGGTCCACGTAATAGACCGGAGAAAAATACTGCTACTTTCTTTGGCATCAATTCTTCTCCAAATAATATTCCAAATCTTCAGGAGTACCAAGACCCCACATCTTCTCAGCTCGGTATGTTCTTATCTTCTTATCATCGCCGATGGCCTCATTAAAGACTGGACACACATAGAATTCATTATTGACACGTACATCTTTCTCAATCATCTGCTCTGCATATTTTACAAAGTCAGATCCATATTTCCAATAGTAGAATCCTACCGTAGCCTCATCACTAATTGGATCCTTCTCAGCAACACGTGTCACATATCCGTCTACAACTTCAGCGAATGACCACTTTGGATGTGTTGCTTTAAATGTTACAATGCCACCATCTGCCTGTCTTTCTTGCATTTCATACATGAATTCAACAGGATTCCATTCAACATATTGATCACTATTGGCAAAGAATAATGGTTCATCGTTGTCAATAAATTCTTTTGCTAAAAGTGCAGTACATGCTGCGCCTTCGGTAATGCCATCTACTTCGACAATCTGACAGCGAGGTGCAATCAATGATAGCATTGTGTCGAGATTGAATTTGATGCGATGTTCTTTTTGAACAACGAAAATATAGTTAGCTTCGATGCCAATATTATTGACAACAAGTTCGATCATCGGCCTGTCATTGACCTGAATAAGAGGCTTAGGAAAAGTATAACCAGCTTCGGCGAATCTCGAACCAGCGCCGGCCATGGGAATCAATACATTCATCTTATCATTCTTCCATTTATGTACAATTGGATCACCGTTTATTTGCGGCAGTATATTATCTATCGTCACATCACGAGGAGATGTTACTCTTATATATTGTGCGCGTGAACGTTCAGCTGCCAATAGACCTGGCGGTGAATCTTCAATAATGATTGTCTCTTCAGGTAGCACACTCATGATTGACATTGCCTTCCAATACATTTCTGGATGAGGCTTACTATTCTTTACGTCTTCGTTGGATATGATAACAGAACAGAATTCTATTAGCTGTGATTTTGCGAGAGCAGTCAACACCGTTTGTCGAATACTATTCGAGCACACACCGATCTTATATCCATCATCTGTCAATCGACGAAAGAGTTTGACTATCTTATTGCTAGGTTTTAGATTACCTATTTCTACCTGTGTAATAGCTTGCTTTCGATTGTATATTTCATCATGCAATTCGAGTGGTAGACCTTTCGCCTCAGTCAGCATCTGTAATTTTTTACGAGTCTTATGACCATCATATATGTTTAAGTGTTCGTCATGAGAGATATTAAAATGTTTGCCGAGTGCACTATTCAAGGCTCGATAATGAATATCTTTTGCATCGATGAGTACACCATCTAAATCAAATAATATAAGTTTTATCACAGGTAGTTGACTCCATAATCTGTGCACACACCATGAAAGTTACACAAATCTTTATGCAGCATACCAGTAATTTCAGGCATAACAGCAATGGCTTTACACGTGTCTGGTACTTTCTTGCCCGGGTATGCCCATATCCATCCATGTGACGTCATTGTATATGCGTCTTCCTCATGCCAAAAGTAATTGAACTTCTCGCGATATGGATGATTCTGAAACATGGCAAATGCTTCAATGTTTTTACAATGAATCCACAATATATTGCTACGCATCTTCAACCACGCAGAATCTATCTTATAATCAGGCGTGTCATGTCCAAGATAGAGTTGCTCATTGATTCGCCACAAATCGATTTCACTATGAAAACCATATTGATGATAGACACGGTCAATTTGTTCTGGATTATTCTCGATATCTTTATCTGATCCTGCTGTATTTCCACGATGTGCAATAATTACCAAGGTCGTTCGCCTCTATCATATTTTGGATGCGGTTGTAACATAGCTTGCTTTAGTATACACAATATGCCATGATTATGTGTCGTACTAAAATTGTATCCTTCATTCTCAAATATATCAATGCATGCATACCAATAATTTTCTATCTCAACGAGATAATCTAATAATCTCTGATCGGTATCTCGAGTGACATTATCTTCTTTCCGAAACTGAATGCCGAATAGATCATACTTAGAACATATTTCAAGCTTTCGTTTTTCAGATAATTTGTGTGTATGATGAGGTTGTAGTTGTATGTGTGGAGCGCTAACAAACAAACGTAAGAGACGCTGTACAGCCTCGTAAGTGCCTCCCCACATATAGTCGAAGTCTTTATTATTGAAGAACAGTCCGCCCCAATTTTCTGATGGCGTAAAGATACTCGCAGTATTCTCAAATTTGTCAAGATATAAAGAACTTTTGATAAATGAATCAGGTCTGGCATATACGAAGTAATCATAGCCCATGTTCTTTGTCTGCTGAAATACTCGAAACATACGAACAAAGGGCATGATATTAGGACTATAGATTTTTTGATCGGACAATTCTGTTGGTAGTTCCCATTTGCCATTGCCTACGATAGGCAGGTCATTGACGACGATATCATTGTAGCCATTGCGGCCCATGCAGTTTTCACATATCCATTTAATGGTTTCGTCGTGATCGATATATCTTTTCTTGAGTCCCATATGTTTTTTAAGGTACTCACCGGATGGAGAAACGAATGTAGTATCCCACGACAGTCTAAGATCAAACTGAACGTCTGGATTTTTTTCTATTAACCACTTTCTCCATCGATGATGTACATGCTTAAATCTAATAGACTCAACGATCGAATCTGGCCAACCATCTTCACCGGGTTTTATCAAATCCCATTCTGGTATGCCAGCTAATAATACTAAACATTTCTTCACATCTACCCGCTTAGGCCATGGCCCTCTCTCGATCTTCTTTTTATATCTATATTAACGTCTTTCATGATTTCTTCTTCTGTCATTGGTATCACCATTGTTTTTCGTGATAGTCCAACGTTACCTGCAATAATCATTGTTACTGCGAGAGGATCAAATACAGAGACGAGTAATATAATAATCCAACGAACAGCAGTATCGAAATAAGACTGGGCTTCGTCTCCGTAAATTAACTCCGCAATATATTTAAGCGGGCCAATTTCCGCTTCAAGCGCAAGTGACTGTTTTTGTAGCGGTGCGAGGTCCGTTTGGAGTTCTTCAATTCGAACGTACGCAGCATCGATCTTCTGGTTGAGTGCTTTCCTTTCTTCTGATTGACTTTCGCGTACCGCAATCGAACCTGAAGGGCCACGAATTCTGTCATACTGAATGAGTACAGAGACTTGTTGATCCAATTGCGAGAGTACCGTCTCTGAATCCACAATGATTGATTGCTGCCTTGCAATCTTTCTTTCCAAGCTGTCGATTTGAAGTTCATTATTTCCACCTTGATTGATTGTCTGCTCGACATGCGCCTTTGATAAGTAACCAAAGATACCCATCGATGTGATGAACACCAGTACGACTACTGCAATAATCATATACAGACGTATAAGAAACGGTGCTATACTCCAGCTTCTGTAAATCCAAGAAGCTGCTACTACTTTAGATAATTCGAGCGTAGTCGCCATGACTACTACCGACCAAAATGCTCCAGCAAAAATTGTTGCGAGACCAATAACCGAAAAATACCCACCAACTGCCGTCAACAACAATCCCATCACTAAGACGAGATGATTGATGTTCATTTAGTCCTCCAGTATTTGCATTAACTTTAGTTTGAATGCATTGATTTTATTTACGCGATCTTCACCCGGCCATAAAATATATTCCTTCTCAGGTGATTGCGATAGGTTTTCAAGCAAAGGTATAATTGCACTGTATATGGTATTTGCTTTCAATCGCCATTGCTCGGCGTTTGCTTCCCACTCTTCTGCCGTTGAAGAGATATTAGTGGTCTCTGTTTTGAGTTGCTGTACGACGTCTAACTCGTCTGCATCTACAAGCGAAAAACCAAAGTCAAAGTCTTGTAAGTCTACTGCTGATTTAGTCACTGAAAAAGTCCTCCAATGTAGAAATCTTTTCAGACTTCCAACCGATTGCATGTAGTATGATTTCAATTGGATCGAGATAACCTTTTACGAATTGTGTATCGTAATCGATATACTGTTCCAAGCCAAACTCCGATGGCAAAATATCAGGACACGAAACAACCGAATCTCGAAATGAGTTTGGTTTTCGTAGATAACAAAACTTAATTTTCTCGCCTGATTTTATGAGTTCATACTTCTTTGTCAAGTTATATTTATGTAAGTACCAGTTGTATAGTAGAGCACCTTTGACTTGAATAGGTGTTGCTTTCTTGTAGATTGTCTTATCATCAGCATATGTAGATGGATATCGCTGACCTGTATGTGAGTTTGTTTGCCACTTTACGAAGTTACATGATCGAGGGAATGCAACTTTTTCGAATGGTAATGTGCGGAACTCTTCGCGAATGTGAGCAATATATTTTTGCACATCAGCTTCACTGGTTGACATGATAAGCTGCAACGTATTCTTAATGTAATCACGACATACCGCTGGTGTACTTGATCGAATGGCCTCGATACCCATCATCTTGAGATCTGGCTTTTCGTATCGTACACCTTCAGAGTCCCATACGTTCATGATGTATCGCTTCTTGGCAGTCCAGATTGCCTTATCAGCGATGTTTTCTCGTTTCATAATCATCTTCTGATCATATGCATTGAGATAATCGGCTAGCTCACGATAAGACTTATCGATGAATGGTTCGACTTGTTGCTGTGCCACCTTGTCAAGAAATTCAACAGGATTCTTTGGATTGGTAAGTTCGATCATCTTATCGAATGACACATATACTGAATCGGTATCGATCGCTATGACGTAGTCACGACCTTTGGTTTTGAGTATGTCATTCAACCATATGTTGATCTTCTTTTCGATCCAACGAATAGACAACTGACCAGCCATGGTGATAGCCTCGGCATTCTCGTTATCGAACCATCTGAAGTATTTGTTGGCAAGTGCACCATAAGCTGAGTTTAGCTGAATCTTTTTGGCGTGTTGTAAGTTGTGATAGCGAGAGATGTCAATCTCAAGTTGTCGGCTTGGATTCTTGATTGCTTCTTGTTTGCATTCCAACATCTTCTTCTTGTACAATACACGATCATCATACATCTTCTTCATCAATGCAGGTAAGAAGCCTTGACGATCACGTCGATAGATCTTGCCATTCGGTGTCATGGTTACGTTGTAAGATTTTAATTCGCTAAAGTCAATTTCTTCTGATAAGATATTGTCGACTGATGCACGCGAAGTAATATGAAAGAGGTCGTCAAACTTATTGAGACCTGTATCAGGTGATATGTTGTATTGTTGAATTAAGTGAGGATACAGCGAGTTGAGGTCAAATGACATCACCCACTTGTGCATGCCAACGATTGGTTCTTTGACGTAACCACCTTCGATCTGTCTATCTGATATGGCGTTGACTTTGTCTGACACCGCAATGTTTTGGTCCATGAGATAGTTGTGAATAATCACATCCCATATGCCTACCGAACCGAGCGTGTCTTCATAGTTGACGCCAGCATCATATGCGACAGTAAATACTTGTTCGATGAAACCTAGCTTTTCTTCGAGATCAAAGATCAGATCAATATCTCGAATGTTGTATTCGATAAACTTTTGATAGTTGTTTTTGTACAACTCGTGTAGATTGCCATACTCGCTATAGTCAATCTTTTTGGTACCAAGTTCTGTCTCGGCAATGAAATCGAGCTTGTATGATTCACGCGGTTGCAATCTAAACTTTTTGTAGATTGACAGATAATCAAGACTTGCTACACCGATGATGCGATATGTCGTTGAAGCTTTGTCGCTGCCAGGCCGAAACACACTACCTTTACGTAGTGGCAGATTCCATGGAGAAAATCTTTTAAGTGCTTCTTCGCCAAGTGCACCACACTTTGCAATGCGATGGACAAGATATGGAATATCAAAGAATTCTGTGTTCCAACCTGTGACTACGTCAGGATTCATATGCTGCCATATGTTCAAGAACTTATCGAGTAGCTCAATCTCGTTCTTACACTTTACGTAGTAGGTATTAGGATCGTCATGTTTAAATTCACCACAACCAAGCACAACTGTTTTAGTACGATCTCGTAAGCCAATGGCTGTTACTTCTTTGTCGGCATCTTCAGGTTCTGGAAAACCATCATCGGATGCAACCTCGATATCTATGTTGACAATGTTGATACGTGATGTATCAGGTACTTGATTTCGAAAGTTGTCATAAATATAGACACACTTATATCGTTCAAGACCGTAGATGTCTACACCTTCAACGTCTTCGTATTTCTTGCGAAACTGCTTGGCTTCGCCGATGTTAGGAAAGTCCATGCGTTTGACATGATTACCATAAATATCTGTGTAACCGGTCTCAACCTGAGATCGCATAAACAAATAAGGTTCGTATCTCTCTTTATGTTGAAAAGGTGTGCCATCTTCATTATAGCCACGTACGAGTATCTGCGAACCGTGCTGATCGATATTAGTATAAAATTTAGTCATAAGGCTATTCTACCAAAAAAACATAGGAAAGTAAACATAATGGACAGAAACAATGTATATCAACAACTCAAGATCGATGAAGGCGTCGAGTATGAAATCTACCTTGATCACCTCGGCTATCCAACCCTTGGAGTCGGCCACCTCATTAAAGAAGGAGAGCCAGAACACGGAGCCGATGTGGGAACAAAAGTATCGGAAGAAAGAGTCTTCGAACTCTTCGAAGCGGATCTCGATTTGGCTATAAGTGAATGTGTTGCATTATATGGACCTGATATTTGGGAAGGATATCCCGGTGAAGTACAAGAAATTCTTGTCAATATGATGTTCAATATGGGTCGTACTCGCTTATCAAAATTTAAGAAGATGAATGCCCACCTCGAATGTGGTGAGTGGAGTTCTGCTGCTGTGGAAGGTCGTGATTCATTGTGGTATCGTCAAGTAACTAATCGCGCTGAAAGGTTAATGGGCCGTTTAGAGGTTGTCTAAGAAAAGGGGCCGAAGCCCCTTTTTGTTAGGCGGCTTTTTTGTCTTCAATATCTGCAAGCTTCTTAGCCATCGCTGCCTTTTCTTTAGCGGCATCGTATATCCAAGAGCGTGTAAACGCATCGTACCGGTGAGTCTCGTTGATAGACAGCAATACAATTCGTACTTGCCGTGCTACTACAACCATCTCTTCCATGTCAGATGCTTGCGATAATGAAGAAAAAAAACATAGAGCCGTAATGGCCAGTTTTTTCATCTCAGTCCTCTGTTAGCAATTGTTTTCCAATGGGAATTTTGCGAGGACGCTTTTCTTCTGGAATTTCTACTCTCAAATCTATGACTAGTAGTCCATTCTTGAAGTCAGCTCCATCCACTACAACGTGTTCGGACAGACGGAACGTTCGTGTGAATCTCTTAGTAGAGACTCCTTTATGCAGGTACTCTACGTCATCTTTGGACGGTTCGCCTTTGATGACGAGTATCCCTTCCTTCAACTCTACTTCAATCTCGTCCTTCCCGTAGCCAGCTAAAGCCAGTTCGATACTGTACTCCGTCTCACTGTGCTTGACTACATTGTGTCTCGGGTATGTGTTATCGCCAACTTGTTGCAGCTTGGTGATCTCATCCCAGAGGTGGTCGAATCCGATAAAGCTAGAGGTAGGGAACGTAAAATGTTTAGTCGTAACCATAGTGGTTTTCTCCTTTTTTATTAAGCAAGAATTATGTGACCCATTAGGCATCACGGCATATATTTATACCACAGTACATCAAAATTTAACAACTTTGAAAAATTAACAATATTAATATTACTGATATTGTTGAAGAACTCTGTATGTCCTCCATGTGCATTGATAGTACGGGTATAAACATGTTGATAGTATTGATTGTGATAACTCTGATCACACAAAAATAAAGCACCATCAACATTAAAAAACGGAACGAGGTTTCCTTCATAGGCAAACAACGCTTCCGTAGGTCCTGCATATTGCGATGAAAAGAAATCATCGAGAATGACAACGCCATCCTTTGTAATACACTTTTCAGCAATATACAGATCGTTGAGTGCATGATGTTTCGTATGAGAACCATCTACACTGAACATTTTTACTTTCTTCTTTACAAAATCTTCAGTGATAAGCTTCGTCGAATATAGCGTATCGCACTTCATGATATGTACATTTTTTCCGGACCAACGATCATGCTTACGTAAGTTTTCGGTAAACATATCCATTGTCAAATCAATTGTGCCCGATCTCGGCCAGTTAAATTGTTGATCTTCGAAGATATCAAATGCGTATGATTCTTTTCCATTCGAATAGTGATTCAACATGCAAAAGCTCTTACCTTTATATGCGCCTATTTCGGCGATACCTGCATCACTCTTAATCGCGTCATTGATCATACCAACACATTCGAAAAAAGCAGAAGTGGCGTAACCTTCTATGTCATCATACATTATAATCTTTCACTATGTTTGAAAAGTATTCTCCAATATATGTTGATTGATTTGCAATGAGTGGAAACAAATCATATATGGTGACTATCTCTTGTCGAATGAAAACATCAGCTGGTCTAATACCATTTTTTACATCAGCTAATAATAATTTTGCACCTGCTGGCGACAGAATATATGCATGTGCACCGAATAAATTAATGTTGTCACAATCACATTTATCATTTGTAATATTCATAACGTTATGATCATAGTTGCAGTCGAGCCGGCGCTTTAACTCTCTGCGTTTTATGATTGACTTTTTCTGTCTACCATTTGGTGTGCCCCAATTTGGTATGCCAAGATTAAGAACATGACCGTGAAACATCTCAATAGCTGTCATATCCGGATCGTTTAAGAATGCAGCATCATCCTCGAGAATGAGCATATTCTCAAAACCTTTGGCACACTCTTCCCAGCATTGTTTATGAGAAAGAAAGGTTGCCACTTCAGCAGCTATATCTAGTCGACCTTCACTGCCGTGTTGTCCACCAAAATACGGTAGCAACTTGTGTTTAGAAATATCGACGTCATCTTTCCATACACCAGCAGACAATTCTACATTCTTAAAATAATCCAACATCTTTTCTTTTAATGCTGTTGCTGCTTTTACACTTTTTTCAGATTGTTCTACGTATATAATTCTAGTCTGCACGTATAAAGCTTCCGTTGAATGGTAATGTGTAACGGCTATTACCGTCGTATTGTTCTGCTCTGTATTGATGAGGTACGATAGAAGGAAAGAATACAATCTTACCCATCTTCGATGGTACGCTATACATATATTGGTCAGCTGAATAGCTCATGTTAAAGAAATCAGTAAAACCAATATCAGACAAATATAGAATGGCTGACATCATGATTCTACCATTGTATTTCTCTTGGTGATTATGCATAGGATGTGAACCAGCTGGTCCAGTATAGCATGACACCCAATAATTTTCTAACTGAAATTTGTATCCAATTGAGCTAGCTGATGCCTCTACAGCTGGAATGACATGCTCATGAAATAATGGTATGTGTATGGGATGAGCAAAATCTGTTGCATAGTCAGTAATAGGATGAGGCTGTGATGCCTCTGATATCGATCTTATTCTTGGTTCTTGTTCTTTAATGTATGCAATGATATCGATCGCAAGATTCGGATCAATATTCATCTCATAAAACATCGTTGGAAAAACTGGAGTTTCAATCATTTCTTCGTACGTCGCTTGCGCTTAGGCTTCTGTGGTTTTGTAGATTTAATCATCACTAGCTTCGTACCATTATAAAAGAAGAACTTACCATATGGTGCTTGATCACCTGTTACAACGAACTGCGAGGCGAGAACAGAAGTCAGCTGACCTTCTATCGCCTCATCACCTACACCAGCCAAGATTGTATCACCAACATTAAATGTGATACCACCTTTTCGAAAGCTTGTTTTATAGCCGGGTATCTTATTAGTCGGTGTCGAAACGAATCCCGCTATTGGTTTTAATTCCTTCTCTACTGATTTTTTTCTTCGCGCCATTACCTTCCTCTTCAATCACTGCGATGACTGCTTTGTTTACAATCATCATATCATAGTCGCCCATGTGATATTGATTTTCTTTATACACTGGGAGGAACTGTCGTTCATCATTCATCAAATCGCTAAGACGTTGATCTTCGGGCAGATAAACATATGACTTAGGAAACTTACGTGATACTAACGCAGCTCCCTCAATCAATGTTAACGATACCTGTCTGTATTTGTATGTTTTTTCTGACATCATATCATACTTCGGTTGACTAATAATTGAAATGCTATTAAGAGAGTAATGTCTATAATAGTACAAGCTATACTAATATCTATCAATCTCTCCATGTCAGTTCAATCCTTGAATCGCCGGAACCGTTCCAATGTATTTTGATGCCACACTCCTCAATGATTGGCATAACGGCTTTGAAGTTCTCGACACCTTCTTTGCTGCCATCGAAACAGAAATTTGATCCATTCGATGCTTCAGGTGTAAGACATAGAAAGCCGTCAACCGAACGATCGAATTCGTCATCGTCATACATCGTTTCGAGTAAGGCTTGATTGTATCCGCTTCCGCCACATTTAGGACATTCATCGTCATCATCTTCGCCTTGATCTTCGTTGAGATCTTCTTCGTAATAGTAGCCTTCACCATCACACATCTCACATTCCATTTCATCCATGTACATATCGACTTCACAATCTTGTGAGTGATTGAAGAGTACCTTGGAAAAGTCGACGTCGATCTCTTTCTCTTCGTCAAGATAGTCAGGTAGACAAGACCATGCACATGACTGACAGCATGGTTCGTTCCAACCAACATACCAGCCTTCTTGACGCAGGCGTTCCTGCATCTTTCTAAATGGATGTGTCATAACTCAATACCATATGACTTAGCGAGACGAATAAGCTCTTCTGTTTCAAGAGCCATAAGTCGGTAGACTTTTATGTCTTCCATTGATAGTTGATGTATCAACCAGTTTCTTTGTTCATTCATTATGCATACTCCCAATTTCGTCGATCTTGATGAATGTAGATGTCATACTCACCAGCATTGGCAAGACCACCTACGATGTCGCCGAAAGAATTGTGACCTCTCCAAGCGAGTTTTGGTTTACCGTAATAACCGCCAACGTTAACGAGTTGCTTTTGAATAGGCTTACGACCTTTGACAGTCACACGCTGCTTAGCAATGTAGCTCGAACCGTACTTCGTGTACACGCGTTCTGCGGTACGATTTGCTGCAGCAATTGCTGCGCGCATGTGATCAAGGTGTTGCATATCACCAACTGACATTGGATCTAAAGTGCAAACGTATGCTGGGGTACGACCTGACTTAACTTCCATGATTAACCTTCCTCTCTTACATTCTGCAAAAATTCAAACGTCTCTGAGTAAGACAAGCCTGCACGCTTAGCGTCTTGCTCGAGCTCACCCCACTCAGGGTTGGGCGCATTATAAATGCGATGCTCAACACAATCGCGAAGATACTCGCCCATCTCACCTCTCATCCACCATTCAGTTACTGGCATTACGCTACCTCCTTTGGAGCAAACAATTTAGAAAAACCTTCGACCAGAAGGTTGTAAGAGTAAACCTCGTACCGCCATTCGTGGTCGAAATCGTAGTCGTCAGTCTCGAGAGCATCAACCTCAGCTTTCGAATAACGACGCTCGAAACCTTGAAGGGCGTCAAGAGTATCGTCTGTACCCATGAAACCCTTGATGATACGAAGGGCTTGGTTGAAGTCGATACCGCTGTCCTTCATCTCTGCGATTTCACATTCTGTTTGGTAGATGATTCGTGCCATGTCTGCTTTCCTCTATTTGATGGTACCATTATACTACAATGGTCAGGAAAGTACATCTCTAAGTTATTGATTTGATTAGAGTTTTTTGAGACTTGTAACTTATTGATTTCATTAGACTTTTTTGAGAAAAAAGTGCGATTATTTTCAATTATTTTTGTTAATTTTTCACATTTATATAAAAAAATGGCTCCCGAGGTAGGACTCGAACCTACGACCCATTGATTAACAGTCAATTGCTACTACCAACTGAGCTACTCGGGAATATATTTTTCGACGTTAGATAAGAATTTTTGTTGGCCAACAATATCTATTCGTCCTAAAACTGTATTGCATGGTCCACATAATATCCCTCTAACGTTTCCTGTTTCGTGACAATGATCAATTACTCCTGCCTGATTATTATTCACGAATAATTCTACTTCTTGTTCACAAATACCACATTTATGATTCTGTGATTCTAACAACTCCTGTTGTTGTTTGCGATTTAAACCATATCTTGCCAATCCATTACGACAAGTTTTACACTGTCTACCTTCATGTTTGACAGTAGATAGATCTATACCACAATGTTTACATGTTTTCATAAGCACCTCCGTATTTTTATTTATACAAAGTTGCTCTTTAACATGAGCTAACAGGGAATTAAAATGGTGCCGCTACTTGGACTCAAACCAAGAACCTTTCGCTTACAAGGCGAATGCACTATCAATTGTGCTATAGCGGCTAAATTGTTAATTTTTTGTTAAGTCTATGTTAAGGTTGTATTACAATTTTGTATAAATAAAACTATGCCGTGAGGCAATTAACTCGTCGTGATGACGAAAAAAGGAGACAAAAAT